GCGTCGATTATCGATTAAAAGGACGTCATTTTGATAAGGTCTCAAAGCGGGCTTTTAATAATAGCACGTCCGTTAAACCTTCCCTTTGCAGTACGGGTTGTAAGCTATCTGAGGTCGTGTGATCTTCGCTTTGAATAGCCTCAGTTTAGCTGTTAAAGTGCCTTTCTTTTTCAACTTGAGCGAATCCACAATGGCGCGATATTCTGATAAGTCCATTTTATGTGTGAATGCGGCTTCTTGTTCATTTACCCATCCTGTGCCGCTTAACCGATGTATACTTTTATACAAATATTCCTTTTTCAGGAGGTCTTCTTTCACATCCCAGTCTTACGCGGCCATTTATAATCGCAACGCTTTCAGTTTTTAGGTTAGAGGTTAGGTGGTTGTACCATTGAAAGACATGTAAGCTAATAGATGACTTTCACATTCACTCATTGTACTCTTGCGTTTGGAGGCCGTGAGTATCTGCTTCCAACACTCTCTCAGTATGATCACTCTGTTGTTCATGTAAGATATATCACGAGATAGAAAGTTTAGACGGTATTTGTCAGCGATGATCTTCTTCAGTACTAGACCCAATCCGTGCCTTACTCCCTTTTATTTTGAACCTAACAACAAGAGTGCTTCGGACATCTGCGTAGTGATTTCTTTTAACCTTGAACATAAGCCTCCGTCATCTCCTGAACAAAACAGTCTCGCAACTTTCCTAAAACTTTTGAGAAGGAATTTTATTTGTCTTCCACAATCCTTACCGTGATCAGTCAAAGTGTAGGCAAAAAGTGCATACATGATGTTTCGCAGGGTTCCGAATAAGGTTGTAGCTGTTGAATGTCCAGAGAATGTTGTGCCTTTTAATACTGCCTTAAACACGGCGCTCCATCCTTTCTTTCCATGTGATGCTGTCAATCTTGCTTCGAGGTTGGTCAATGCGCTGTAAATGTCTTTCCACTCAACGTCTCCTAGTTCTGGGTATTTAGCTTTCAAGAATTACATCATAGTGACATCAACGCATAGCCTTATTAATTCTGTTTGACTGCTGTCGTATTCTGACCAATCCCATTCGAGTGTGTGCGGCATGTCTGCTAGTATTCGTAATTCTTCCTCTGCCTCCTGAGGACTTTTGGCTGTGAAGAACTCAGGCAAGACCTTTTTGATCCCGTTCATGATGTTATAACCAAGAGCGCCACATTTTGCTCTTAAAATCAAATTTTGAAAAAGCAGACATCTAGGTCGGATTTCATCTATCAACGACCCCTCATCAGTATGCAACACAGCATGTTGTTATCCGGTTTTCACCATGAGCGTATAGTCCTCTTGATGGTTTTCTGATTACCATGCGTCAGAATATTTCTTGGCCTTCGCTGGGTCATCCTATCGTATCTTTTAGATGTATGCTGTTTTTTCGATCGGATCTACAGTCATCTATGTCACTAGCCAGGAGATGAATCTTTGGGAGAAGTCTATCCACTTTTACATCATCTTTGGGTCGTGGAAGTTACGACATGCTACCTGCCTTCCAAAAAAGCAATACACGCTGTTGACTATGCAATCTTCTCTCGATTTGAATTCAATTCTCGCGCTCGAGTCTTCATCTTACACGATCAAGCATGGTATTTTGGTATTCCGACATGTGCAAAAACTTGCAAGTTTCTAGTAGGAAGGTAAGTGGCCATTCTTATAAGTTTCATCATCGTCGCCTTCTTTCAATATCAATGAATATTTCGGACATACGTTCTTCGCCCATCCTTTCGCTAGCATTGCATCCCACATTTGCTAAGATACATGGCTGCAGCCCATTGCTTCATCTTAAAACGCGTCTCTTGTCACAACATCTTCGTTTTCATAAGGGATGACTTAAAACGGTACGACTTGCGCGCGTTTTTTGGGCAGCAACTTCTATATTTATTTTTGTAAGGGCTTTGAACGCGTGAATTATGGACCAGGATTAGGTTCAATCCCGCCTCGCAACAACATAATTAAAACTTGATTTCTTGATTTTGCATTTCGAGCGTGCGGCGGCTTTTCTTGGCTTTCACAATCATCACAGGATTCCGGTTCGGTTTTATTGTTATGGTCTCCGGTTATTTTACCTGGCTTGGCGGGTCGTTTGTTCGTTGTACTCG